CTTGTTGGTTTTTCATGCCTTTTAAATCATTGATCGCTGAATTAAATACATCTTTAACCGTTGCTTTTCCAGATTTATATTTGTCAAATAGTTCTTGTGTTTTTTCTGAAAAACTACCTATATTTTTCTGGAATCTTCCGTCATTTAATGAGATCCCAAATTCCTTTACAAAATCATTAACCTTATCAAAATTATAAGCTCCAGATTTTAAACCATTTTCAAGAATAGAGAACATTTCTTTTGCTGAGAATCCGTTTTGTGCCCACAGTTGTCCATATTCTGCAATGTTATCTTCTAATTCGCCAGATTTATTAAGTCCTCGTTGTGCACCGGCAACCATATAGTCAAATGCTTCATTGGCCGACATACCAAAGTTAACCATTAAACTGTTTACGCCACGAAGAGATTCTTGAATATCGGCCCCGGTGATTTTAGAAAGAGTCAAAGCTTTTTCTGTGACACTTTTTAATTGACTATCATCAATTCCTTGAAGGTTTTGTTTGATTTTAATTACAGCATCGGCGACTTCATCTGTACTTTCACCGAATCCATCTGCCCAAACTTGACCAACAATTTTACCTTGTTTTTTAGCTTCACCGGCAGTTGCTTTAGTCATAGCTTGAATATTTCCTTGAATGCTAGACATTTCAGAGCTGATTTTTGCTGACAATGTAGATATAGCTCCAATTGATGCAGTGAGAGATTTTGTTAGTGTGCTACCCCAGATTTTAGCTTTTTCGCCATTTTCTGTGAATTTATCGCCTATTTTTGTAAGATGATCGGCAAATTTTGCACTTTCTGAGCTAATATTTTGATACCTATTTTTAATATCATTGATACTTGATTCGTATTCGGATAACTTAGCTCTTGCTTCTGAATAAGCAGCTTGTTGAATTTTTGTTTCTCTAGCGTCTTCACCTTTGGCAGAAATGAGTTCGTCAAGCTTTTCTTTTTCTTTTTGTACTATTTGAGCTTGAAGAGTCTGTGATCTTTGTAGACCAGCCAAACTTGCAGCAACAGCTTGATAAGATTTACCTTGAGCTTGTAAAGTTCTGATAGAGGAATTCGTTGTTTTCTCTACTAGATCTAATTCATTCTTTAAATTTTGAGTTCCTCTTTGGTAATCTTTCATTGCCATTGTTGCTTGATCCAATTGTCTTGCATATTGACCTTGCCTTGCAATAGCATTATTCAATGATCTTGCTAGACCTTGTGCTTCTTTTGAATTCTCACCATATGCATCTTTGGCTTCATTATATTTTTTTCTCAATAATTCAATTTGCTTTTCATTGGCAGCCATGACTCCGTTTAAGCCATTTATTTTTGCTTCTAACTTTTCATACTCATTACCTGCACTAGACAAAATGGCCATATTAGCTTTCATAGCACTTGTAGCAACGCTAATTTGTTTTTTAATTCCATTGATGGTATTAGAGAAAGATGTGCTATTTAAACTTAAGTTTATGACCATATTACCAAGTGGTTTATTTGCCATTCTTATTTCCCTCCTTTCAACGAATCAAATAGAGTTAAAAGACATTGGCTAATAGTACCACATAAAAAGACTAAGCTATATTGACTTATAGAAGTCTTCAATATTATCTGTTTTATCAATATCATCTTCACACATAAGACTAAGAAAATAGTTAATGTCCATGTTGTCTATATCATTTAACTTCCAACCATTTTCAAGAAGCTGTTTATACATATTGTTTAGATTTTTTAAATTTTCTTTATATGTTATTTTGTTACTTGTTTCAGATTTTCCTGTGCCTGCTTTTTTTCAACTTCTCCTCCGAGAACATTCTCAAGAATTCCATTTAATGTATCGTCTAGTTTATCAGCAGGAATACCATCAAGAATAGAATCAAATGTTACTCGTTCATCTCTAAATAAACTTGCTACTAAAGTAATAATTTCATCCAATTGTTCGAGTTCAGTTAGTTCACCTTCTTCAACTTTAGCACCAAACTCAAGAACTTTCCTCAGTGAACGGGAAGGAACAAAATCTTCAGTAATAGTTTCTGTTTTTCCTGTATCTGGATTATAAAGTTCAATTTTAATCATGGTTATATTTCTCCTTTTTGTTTTTATGTAACAAAAAAGACTGGAATCATTTAAGAATCCAGTCTCTTATAATCCAATTACTCACCAGCCGGGTCGGTATAACCTTTGAAGATAAATGACTTGAATTCTTCTTCCGTGAAACCAGTTTGGCTAGTACGACCTTTTGCATAAACAAATGAATCAGAACGTGCAATGAATTCACCAGAAATTGTATCTGTTGAAAGTTCAACACCTTTATCATCACCAGTTTTAATGTCTAAGTCAGGATAAGCAAACTTACCTTTAGTTAGACCAACAAAAATATCATCACCAATTGCACCTTTAGCTTTCAGAATAACAGCGACATAAGGTGGAATAGTATTTGCTCCGATTTTAGCAATTCCGTTTTCAACAACAGCACCTGTAATTTCATTTAAAGCTTCTTCCGGAATATCTGCCACATCTAAATCTAATTTAGGCGAAGAAACACCTTGAGCAGATACGAAGAAAGGAACGTTAGAAGCATAAACAGTATTCATTGTTGCTCCTAATCCAGATAATTTTGCTTCGATTGCGCCACCTTCTTTTGCATCAATTGTATACACATTAGTTACATTTTCTGATTCATCCATAATGCCAATCTGCACTTGATCAAATCCTAATGTTGCCATATTGTCTAACTCCTCTCCATCAAATTAAAAAATACACCATATTAGGTGCTAAATTATTAGTCAAATTTAACCGGGACTGAAGCTCTATATCTTCTATAAATCCTTGGGGTGTCATTAAAGTCTGGGTCCTTATCAAGACCTCCTGAATATTTGAACCATCCATTCAAAGCCATTATCTTATCAATTTTGTCCTGGATTGGGTCAAGATCTTGAACTGTACTACCCCAAATATCAATTTGGACAGTTACAGACAATGATATTGGCATATTGGAAGCAAACTCAGCTTGATATTCTCCTATCTGATTGATTCGAATCAAGGGAAGTTTAGATTGCTTTTGATAATCAATAGGAATATCAAGGATAAAGATATTATCAGGATTTACTAATGAAGATAATTCTTTATTTTTAGTTAGAAATGTATAAACATCTTTAATAGGGTGTGTCATAATCCTAACCCCTTTGCTAATTCCTCCTTGATTATTTCCATTACCTTATCTCGCATTTCTTGCTCAGTGTTTTCAATAAAATGTTGAGGTCGTTGCTTAATAGTTCCTAACTCAACAAATCGAGCTCTCCAATAAGTTTCTTTTCCGAAACCAATGGTTACTTCACCATATTGGTCAACACCAGATACGACAATATCATCTTTCATATGTTTCTTATTTCTATCTCGTGGATCAACCGGAGTATTGTCTTTTAATCTATTAGCTATTTCATTACCGGCCTTTTTTAAAGCTTTGTCTCTAGCTTTCTTTCCTTGGTTGTCCATATTTTTTAAGGCTCGATCAATAGAAGACGTATCAATTTTTATACTCATTAATTCACCACCTTGGCGATAATGAGATCAAACTTTTTATCATAAATGTCTGGAGTGATTTGAATTATTTCATACTTTTGATCTCTGTATAAAATAGTCATTTCACTTGTTATCTTGATTTTTTGCTGATGTCTAATAATGAAAGTTGTAGAATTTTGGAGTGTTGTTCCAATTGTACTAAGGATTTCTTTATAGAACTGAGATCTCACTAAAGCCCAACATGTCATAACTTCTTTTTCAGCCTTGACGACTTCTCCCCAATCATTTTTCTCATTAGTCACTTGATAGAAAGTAATTCTTTCATTTAATTCACCAATACTAACATTTTTCATTTTTAGCCACCTAATAATCGTTTAACCGGAACTAACATTCCAATTTCTATACATATCCAAAATACCTGAGAAGATATATTTTAATTCTCCCTGAACATTAGTTTGAATTTCCCTGTTTTCATACCAATGAGCAATAAGGGCTAGTGCCGCAATTGTAAATTCGTCAGGAATTTCTTCCATTTCAGAAAACTTAATATTCAAATAAGACTGTATAAAGTTTTTGGCTGAATCAATCATGAGTAATAATAAAGCATCATCTTCAGTGTGATCTATTCTTAGATAATTCTTAACAAAATCTAAATCTAGATTAGTAATTTTCATTCCCGTATTCATTATTCTTCAGCCTTCTTAGCAGTTCGTTTTGAACTACTCTTTTTTGTCGCTTCTTTCTTCTCTTCAATTAGTACATCAACTATACCTTTTTCAACAAGAGTATTAATAACTTTTTCATCATTAATCTCAAGCTCATCATTATAGTTCATGACTTTATCAAGAGAGAATAGATAAGCGCCTTGTAAAAATCTTACTCTTGCCATCTATTTCACTCCTTGACAAAATAAAATTCATATTTTATAAATGGAATTTTTAATTAAATCGTGAAATACATCAGTCATCCACATCTAACATACTTTCCAGGCGCTGGTTGGCGATTCGGACGTATTCTGGTTCAATTTCAAATCCGATAAATTTACGGTTGGTTCGGACAGCAGCCACCGCGGTCGTACCTGAACCCATACAGTTGTCGAGAACAATTTCACCTTCGTTTGTATATGTTTTAATTAGATACTCAAACAATGCGACAGGCTTTTGTGTAGGGTGAACCTGTTTTGTTTTATCGCTATTGCTAAATTCTTGGACTGTTGTAGGAAATCTCCAACCATCATCTTTTCTTGTTTGAACTTCTAATTTTCCTGTTGTGAATTCAGAATTGTTTACCCTTTTGGTAAACGTCTTCCTTTTGTCTTTTATACCTACAAATACTTTTTGCGGATTGTATGTTGGTAGCTTTTTATAAAATACACAAATATTTTCATGGTTTCTTAATGGCATTCTGTTAGCATGTTGAAAAAGAGTTGCCTTAGTTTTCTTCCATATCCATTCGTAGCGAAATAATTTAATGTTTGATGAAATCAAAGCTGTAGTAAATGGTTGAGATGCCGTAAGAACTATTGCCCCATTATCTTTGATAATTCTCTCATATTGCTCCCATAAAGGCTCAAATGGGATTATAGTATCCCATTTACATGCTGTCATTCCATATGGTAAATCGCACAGAATCATATCTATTGATTTATCTGGAATAAACTTCATACCCTCTAAGCAATCCATCTGATATATCCGGTTTAACTCAAGGCTTCCAATTAATTTTTTCGCCATCCTATCGCTCCCTTTCCGTTTCAACCGTCAATTTTCGCCCGGCTATTTCGTCGTACACGTTTTCCAGGCGCTGGTTGGCGATTCGGACGTATTCTGGTTCAATTTCAAATCCGATAAATTTACGATTAGTTCGGATGGCTGCAACTGCAGTTGTTCCCGATCCCATGCAGTTATCAAGGACGATTTCCCCTTCGTTCGTGTACGTTCGAATTAGGTATTCGCATAAATCTACCGGCTTCTGTGTAGGGTGGAGAACGTTTTTACCGATGACGTTTTTAAACCTTAATATATCGTTAGGGAAACCGGTAAATGACTCATATTTTCTACCTATTTGATTAGGTCGTTCACCAACTGTTCCTCCTGCGTTATAATTCTTCGTTACGACTTTTTCTCCTGAACTTACAACCCCTTGCGGATAATATTTCATTCGATTCTTAACTTGGGAAGCGTGTCCCCATTTTGCCTTACTAAAGACGCTAATAGTTTCAATAGCCTTCATGGGCCTATTTTTCGCATGTTGGTATAACCCAGGCTTCGACTTCTCCCAATACCAATCATACCTGTATAATTCAAATTTGCTCATTCTTAACTTTGTGCTAAATGGCTCCGACCCAAATAGCAGTATTGCCCCATTTTCTTTAATAACCCTTTCATACTGTTCCCACAAGATATTGAAAGGAATAACAGAGTCCCATTTTTGTGCAGTCATACCATACGGCAAATCGCAAAGTATCATATCGATCGACTTATCAGGTAACAACCGCATCCCTTCGATACAATCCATCTGATAAATCCGGTTTAATTCGATGCTTCCGATTAATTCTTTCGCCACCCAATCACTCCTTACTAGAATAAAATTCATATTTTATAAATGGAATTTTGATTAAAAATAAAAAAGGAAGCCTAAAAGACTCCCCTTATTTTATGAAGATCTTCTAAAAATTACCTAAAAGATTAAGCTTGTTGGGCTACAACCAAACGAGCCATAGCTTGTTCATTGTATACAACGCCATCCATGTATCCATCAAGAACAAGCAATTGAGATCCACGGAGAGCTTGAGTAGTATCACCAGTTACATGTTGTAAAGCAAATCCTTTTTTAACCATTACAGCATAAGTTGCTTCAACATTACCAAACAAGCAAGGAACTTCATCATCAAGAGCGTCAGTTACAATAACTTCAGCACCAAACAAAGTGTAAGTTAAACGACCGTTTACTACGCCATTTTGCATGTAATAATGATTGTTACCATCTTTCAATTTAGATACTTGGTTGAAGAACTTACGGGACATAATATAGCTGGAGCCATCTAAGAATTCAGGATGAATTGCATTATACAAATCAAGTAAGTCATCAATAGTAGCAGCACCAGTAACATTGACTTCAGCAAGACCAGCAGCACCTTTAATACCAGTGAATTCTTCTCCGCCTTGACCTACAAGAATAGCTTTTTCAACTGCTTTAGCTACACGTCGAGAAAGTAAGTTTACAGCATAGTCAACTACATTGACAGCAGCGTCATTGATAAATTGAGTTGATAAGCTGATAGCAGCACCAACACGTTTTTGTGATAATTTAACATCAGCAAGGCTGATTTGTCCTTCAAGAACATCCGAACCTTCACCAACGAAACCTGCAGCAGAGTCAGCAGTTTCTTTTGCAATTTTCAAAGTACCAGCAACCGATGGAAATTTGCGAGCACGAGCAAATACAGGAGAAGTTTCTTCCATTTTTGCAACAATTGTGCCTTCTACATTCTCAGGAATGATTGCTCCACCTTGTGCAGTTGTTTGAAGTTCACGAACTTCAGGACCATCTTGCTTACGAATAAACTGATCAAGACCACGCAATTCAACATCTTTTACATTTTCCATATCTCTTTCCTCCAATTTAAATTCTACTTTTTCTCCATCATTCTGACGGGCTTCTAAATTTTTGATTTGTTCATCCAATTGACGAATTTCATTTTCAAGTTCTGTAAACTTCTTTTCTTCTTCTGAAGTCAATGAACGAACCTCTTTTTCAGCATTGCTAACAATTTCGTCTGCTTGATTAAGAAGTTCATTTCGTTTTTCTTTAATTGCTTTCAAGTTCATTTTTGAATCCTCCTATTTTAATGAATCTAAACGATTTCTGAATTCAGAGAAGTTTGGATAAAGATTGTCAGATCTCTTTTGTTCTTTATCAACCCCTTCTCCCTCTTTTTTCTTATCATCAGATTTATTTTCTTTGTTTTTGTTAGAATCTTTAGTTTTTTCTTCAGATTCTTTTTCATCTTGAGGTTTATCAGGAGATTTTTCTTCTTTCTCCTTTTTATCTTTATCTTTATCTTTATTTTCTTCTTTATTTTCTTCTTTATCTTCTTTTTTATCTTCTTTTTTATCCTCTTTTTTAGCTTTATCCTTATCTTCTTCTTTATTTTCTTGTTTTTCTTCTTCTTTTTTGTCTAATTTTTCATCAGATTTATCCTCAAGTTTTTCATCATATTGAGGGTCAGAATCTTGTTCTTCTTTACGGAATTCTAAAACTTTTTCTTGAGCAGAACGAATTTCTTTGATTTTACTTTCTAAAGATCTAAATCGTTCTTCCAAGGTATCTAAAACTTCAATCTTTTCAAGAATTTTAGTCAATTTTTCTTCCATTAACCTTTTTTCCTCCTCTACTTCAGCTGGTATTTCAACTTCTTCAACCAGATCAATTCCTCTCGCAGCAATTGTCGATTGAGAATAAGCTGGATCTTTAACAACAGATACTTCGAATAATTCAAGTTCTTCGATAGTTCTTTCATATAATCCATTTTCTAAAGTTCGCCAGCTGTCTTTTATTGAACGGAAACCAAAAGACATATTTCGATAGATTCCAGATTTGATCAACGTATAAACATCTTTACCCCAAGTAGTAGGAGCAATGGTCGCAGTCATAAATAAACCTTGGTCATCTTCTCTAAGTTCAAGAGAATCATTTCGAGTGGAAGCAAGGATAAGGTTGTTATTATGCTCTGCTAAAAAATCAATATCTCGTTTTGAATTCTTAATTGCTTTAGAGAAAGTTCCTTTTGCAATTTTTTCAATGAAACGTTTTGTTACACCTAAAACATTGCTAGGTTGTTCAGTTTTATTTACATAACCAGACACTACCAGTGAACCATCTTCACTTGTTTGGAGGTCAGTATTTTGCATTCTAACTTCCATATCCATTGGTTTCTACACCTCCTTTGAATCACCTTTGTTCTTATTCTGATCTCCTTCATCTTCCTCAGTTTGTTGAGTCTGCCCATTATTTGGATCATCAGATTGTTGTTGATTATTCTGAGGAATAGGATTATCTGGGTCTATTGTCACACCCATATTTGGAATAGTCATTTCATTTGTCTTAGGATTGTAGAAGATGCTTCCTAAACTCCAAGTAAAATAATCAACATCAAGAGGAGGCATATCAATTTTCGATCTAGCTTCACTAATAGAAATAAGACCTTCTTTCATAGCTGTAGCAATCGTTTCAATCTTTTCTTTTTCAGTTGTTCTTAAAATTTCAGATGTGTCAAATCGGAAGTAATATCCTCTTTCTTTTTCTGACTCTAGAAGAAGGTTTTTATCTAAAGCTCCTTCAATTGCTGTCACAATAGGAGAGATGCAATATTGAAGGAAATAAATATTATTTTGTTCGTTAGATGCATATTTATTTGCATAAGCATTAATCATTGACTCTGGAATATTGAAAATTCTAGAAATATCTGAAAGAGTATTCTTTCTAGAGTTAGTCAAATCCATTTCATTAGGCTTCATTGAAATTGGATTATAATCTAAACCTTCTTCAAGAATAAGAGTCTTACCAGCTTTTTTTGCGCCACTATATAAATTTTCAAAACTTGCTCTTAGCCTATCAATAGCATTTTGAGTTAATCGAGAGGTAGCTTTCAGTACTCCAACTGGCAAGGCGCCATTTTTCAATATTCCTTGAGTATAATTCTGTTCATCTAGAGCCAGTAAGAATGTATCACTATTGTTCTTTAAAACTCCAGAAGAGGTGATCCCATCTTTACTATCTTTTAAGACAATAATCAATTCATCTGGAGAAAACTCAGCATCTTTATTCCCTTGTTGGTTTATAAGACTAATTTTTGCTGAGTATTTATATCCATCTTTTTTATATTTAGTAACTGAAATTTCTCGAATAGGAAGTTGGTATAAAGCAATTACATCATTCCGAACTCTTTCGATCTTTGTATATGAAGCTCCATAAAGCAAATAGTCTTTTACTAAGTGTTTCTTGAAGTTGTATCCATTTACTAATTCATTTGGTTCATTATTCAAAAGAAAAACTCTTCTATCGTCAACTTTTATTACTTCACCTTTTTCATTTTCTTTGTAAAGATAAATAGGTAGTTGAGCGATTGAAGATGTAATTAATTCAACTGAGGAGGCAACAGCTGGAATTTTCATTGCTTGTTCCTCAGTTACTTGGCTCCCATCACCGAAGAAAGAGGTAATTGAAAAACTTCCATAACGGAAGTCTTCTTGAGATCGTTGTTCAGATGATGATGATGATGATGATGATTTCTTGAATCGATCTAAAAATCCCATACTATTCATTTATCCTCCTTCCCGGTTAAAATAAGAGATTATGACAATAGAATTTAATTAGATAATAATGATGTCTCGTTCTTCATAAACGCTAACTAAACCTTCTTCAATATCTTTATTCCATAAAACCATAGCGTTCAAGATAGAAACAACCATATCTATTTTACCTATAGATTTTTTCTTATTTACATACGTATTAAGATTTGTATCTTTAACTTCCCTAGCATTAGAAAAGTTTATTTCTAATAGTTGATTTTTGATATATCTGAACTTTTGATTTAAGACTCTTTCTTTCAAAAGTTTTGTAGCAGGGTGGAGAACTGAAGAATGCTGCCTAATTTCAATTGTGTCATAACCAGCTTCGTACCATCTGTTAGCAGAAGAAATGGCATTATAACGGTCATAACCAATACCTTTAATTTTTACACCAAACTTTTCTTCAAGACTTAAAACAAAATTTTCAACGAAACTATAACTAATAACTTTATCTCCACAGAAGAAACAATAACCATTGTCTCTCATAGTGAAGTAATCAACACGTTCAATTTTGCTCTTATTAGCAGCATTATCTTCTGGGATAAAAGCCCATGATTGAGCAACATATTCGTCTTTTTCAATGTCATAAGTTACCATTGAAATGGCTGTATTGTCGGTAGTTTGAGATAAGTCGACTCCAATATAAACTTCTCGACCTGTCCAATCATAATTTTCAATCATACATTTTTTAAGGTCATCAGTTGGAATATAAACTTCAGCTTCATCTCCATCAACGAAGATGTTCATGTGTTTAGTTAAAAAGTTCTTTTTAGAACTAGATACTTCTAAAGCTGTTGCTCTTTGTTTCTTCAAATATTCAAGGTTTTCAGGTATATCTATTGCTAATGGGTTGGCTTGAAGTAGAGACTTGTCAGATAACCAATCTTTAGGATCGTCTGGTTTATAAAGCAAAGAAAATAAAGAGTCATCTTCAATAACTCCATCTAAAACTTTCTGAGCATATTCAACTTCTTCAACCATTGGATTATTAAAAGATTCATAAGCAGTACTGATCAAAATACCAGTACGATTGACCATGTTCATCTGAGAAGATTGCATAGCATCAATTGGATAACGATTTCTTAAAGCACCAACTTCATCAGCAACAAATACATTTGCTTTACGGCCATCCATCCTGTTTTCAGAATAAGCAAGTGGAACAAATTTAGATTTTGTAAGTGTACATCTAATTTCGCTTCTTGTAACCTGAAAATATTTTTGGATTAATGGAGAAGCAGATATTGCTTGTTCAACTTCCTTCTTAACAATAGAAGAAAGTTCTCTATCTGGTGCAACTGAATAAAACTCTGAAAATTCAGGTTCGATCAACAGCAAAATGATGAAAATTAATGCAACTAAAAATGATTTACCTGATTTACGAGCAATTAAAAGGATTGATTTTTCAAACCGTCTCTTTTCAGGTATGTCTTTATGTTTCCAACAAAGGGCATTAATTAAGAAAAACCACTGGAAATCTGCCAAAGCATCATAAGTTGGAGTTCCAGCTTTAAGACCAGTGGCCATATTAATTAGCTTTGTTAGATTAGTGATTTTTTTCATTTCATCTTCATCGATGAAATATTTAGAATCAGGATTATTAAGTTCATCTAAAAATTGTTGACACGATTTTATAACATACTTACCAGCGATGATTTGTTTCTCTGTTACTTGAACAGCATACTGGTAAGCAGTATGGTTCTTAATGTAAGAGGAAACCATATCATCACCTTCAGTACTCTGTATTTGGCACCAGAGGTTGGAATCGAACCAACGTACCATGGTTTTTTTCAACCAGGCGATTATCCAATTATCTTTACTCTGATAAGTTAAAAGGCTCAAGTCGACAATCGGAGGAAACGACTAGAGCCAATTATCCTTTAAGAATTTTTAGTAATGGATCTTTTTCTTCCTCTTCTTTCTCAATCTGCATACCAGCTAATTGTGCACGAGATGATGGACTTAATCCAAGTTGAGTTGCTAAAAATCTAAATTGATTAAGGTATTTTTGCTTAGTTCCAACAGCTGGATTTTCTTTCTCTATTTCATGACCATAACGGTCAATTTGCTTGATTATAATACCTTCTTCATTAATTATTTCATCAGCTTGTCTCATTTTGCTTAGGCAATCGGCAGTTTGCTCAAGAAGAGGAATATCAAGATTAGAAAGAATATTACTAATTTCAAGTTCAGTAACAAGAAACTTATAATACTCTTTAGCTAATTCATCAAGATGATTAGGAATATTTTTGAACAAATCTCCGTTACCTTTTAACTTTTCTTCTTTCTCTGCTCTGATTTCTAATTGTGCTTTTGTTTCAGATTTACCTTTCTTTAAACTAGCAGGTTTTCTTGGTCTAGGCATTTTTCAGCCCCCTAAAGTTTATAATCAAAATCATAATCATCTAAGTCTATGTTAGGTTTGAAGTCTAATTTTTCACTAGTCCCAAGTTGTAAATTGCATGTTTTACAAAGAGTTATTAGATTGCTTTCTTCAAACATTAGTTCAGGATATTCAATTCTTGGTTTAATATGGTGAACTTGTAAGTTATTACTATTAATTATTCCATACTTTATTAAGCATCTTTGGCATACGCCTTGGTCTCTTTTAATAATTAAAGATCTAAGTTTTTTCCATCTGCCAGATGACAATGGTTTTAAAACTTCTTTGTTCTTTTCGTAGTATTGTTTTTGATATGAGTTTCTATTTTGATTTTTCTTGCATGAGCAAGTTTCATTAAAGTTGATTATTCTCCCACAAGAGCATATTTTCTTTTTACTGCTCATATCTATCATCTTCTAAATCAATAAGTTGGAGGTTAATGTCTTCTGGTACTGAACCACAATAAGAGCATTCAGAAATAATCTTATTATTTTCTCTATATGTAATAATGTGGGAGTAACATTTCTCACAGATTTGGTCAGTTTGTTTCTTATTCATTATAAATCTCCTTCTTTCAAATCATTGGAAGATCAATTTCTAACTACTGACCCTGATACCTCTCTAATTAATTATATATGCAACTTCCAATTACTAGACGAAAATTCTACAAAAATTTTAAAAAAGAATATTTTTTGAGAAATTGGAGCAAATAATGTCTAGTATTTGCTCCTTGTATTTCAACATCATTTTGGCGTTTTGGTACTTGTAGTAAAACCGCACCTCCACCGGTTATTTCCGGTCACACACATTTTTTGTTTCAAGGGGTAGGCGGTATCCTGTTCCTCCATCCAAATTCATCCTAAACAATTTTCCAACATTATCTCACCCCAATATTGAATTCCTTCCACCATTACCTTCGAACTTTCTCATGCATTATCGATCCTATGTATTTCTATTTATTTCCATTTGCCTCTATCCCTTATACCAATCTTTCTCATAATACAAATAAATAAAATTGGATCTTATTTACATTTAAATATATTTAGATATAACAGTTATATGTTCATCTATAGCAGTTCTATGTTCCTTCATAACAGTCATGACTACCTCAACCTTCGTCTTCGTCTTCATCTCAGCCTTCATCTTCTTCGAAATTTTCACCAAATTTTTTCCTTATCTCGTTTACGTTTTCTGAATGAGCAGATATAAATACATTGAATTGAATATATTGGAGAGATTAGAAGCTGAGAGTCATACTCCATTATCAAATAACTCCAAGGTTAATTGAAGCCGATGCTATAAAGTTCAATCGATGGATATATTAATTGATCGATAATAACCACCCTTATTATTATCTTGCAATCAATTAATAAGTTATCCGTTGTTAAGGCTTTTGATGTTTGAGCCTTGATGAATTAACATCTTAATCAACATCGGGAGGAGAACTCGATAAGAGGTTGATAACGCTGGCCACAAGTAAAGGTTATCATTTATCTCCGTTGGATGCTTGTGGAATGCATTGGCATATTATATATAAATTAAATAAAAATTAAACATATAAATTAAACATATAAATTAAATAATAAAATAAATAAATGCTAGTGAGAATTGCCATAGCAATTCGAACGACGAACAACTACTGGTTGTTCGTTATGGTTTTTAGAGCAGTTCTATACTCTTCATCAGAGTATTTACATCTTAGATATATAAGATATAAATATATTAGATTATTCTAAACTATAAAAATATATTGGAGGGATACGTATGTTTGAAGATTTCATTATTACTAATCATATCAAAGAACGATATAAACAAAGGATCGGAGCTTCAGATAAAGAAATTGTAAAACGAATTAAGAAAGATCTTAAATTCACTAAGGTTAAAAGAATTGTAAATATTGGAAATGTTCGTCATGTATTCACTGTTAATAGTAAAGAATTCATATTTGTTAAAGACGGATCAAAATGGATTCTAAAAACTGTTATTAAGCGCAATAGAGAAAATACTAAGAAAGTCATTGAAAAAAGAAAGAGATTGTCTGCTTTATAAAAAATAATCTCTAATATTTCTTAACTATATTTATCATTATATCAATTATTCCTAACTGGCTTTAAGTCAGTTTTATTTTTTTCGAAAATTTAGAAAATAAGAATATACGAATATGTGTTCTCTTGATATAATAATATTTAAAGAGATATTTATTCAAAATCAATCTAAATCGGAGGATCTCTATATGATAAAAACTTATGCTGCAATTATGAATGAATTGAAAAATGAGAGTAGTCGTATTGGAAAGGAAAAACTGCTAAAGAAATATGAAAATGTCCCAGGCTTAAAAGACATCTTTAAATTTGTATTTAATCCTATGATTGTTACTGGATTGTCAAAGAAAAAAATTGAAAAGAAAGTAAATACAAGCCATAAAATTGAATTAGAAACAATTTTTGATGCAATGGACTTTGTAAAAAACAACAACACAGGAAATGACTTAGTTATTGCTACAGTACAAAATTTCTTAAATAAATTAAACACTGAAGAAGAGAAAGAGTTCGTCAAATCTGTTTTAGTTAAGGACCTTCCAATTGGAATTTCAAGAACAACATTAAATAAAGTCTATGGTAAAGATTTTATTAAAAAATATTCTGTTATGCTAGCTGGTAAATATGAACCAGGAAAAACTGATTTATCTGAAGGATTCAATCTAACTCTCAAAATAGATGGAAACAGAGCAACAGTGTTCAATTATGAAGATGGCCCAAAGTTTTTTGCCAGAAGTGGGAAAGAAATCGAAGGTTTAGTTGAATTAGAGGAAGAATTTAAGAAACTTCCTAAAAATATGGTGTACGATGGAGAATTAATCGCTATCAATACAAATAATTTTCATTCAAAAGATTTGTTCAATGTTACACAAACATTAGTCCGTCGCAAAGGGCTAAAAACAGGTTTAAACTTTGTGATGTTTGATATATTACCAATTTCCGAGTTTAATAATGGAAAATCAGATAAAAAGTATTTAGAGAGATTAAATGATATAAAAGATATGTTTGATAATAATATTTCATCAGACAGCCTAATTAAAATGGTGCCTGTTTATTATACTGGTTCAGATGAAGATATTATTCCTGAAATACTTCAAGATGTTGAAAGTCAGGGATACGAGGGGCTAATGATTAACACTTTGAATGGTTATTATGAAACAAAACGTTCCAAATCAATTCTAAAAGTAAAAACATTTCACACAGCAGATCTTCTATGTGTTGGTATCAAAGAAGATATACGAGGAAATCGTTGTGGATCCATAACTGTTGACTATAAAGGATTTAAAGTTGATGTGGCAGGTTTAAAAGACGAACAAAAAGATTTATTTTGGAAACATCCTGAAATTGTTGTTGGAAAAATCATTGAAGTTAAGTACTTTGAAGAAAGCAAAAACTCTCAAGGATCCCTTTCATTACGTTTTCCTAGCTTTGTAAGAATAAGAAATGATAAAACTTCAGAGGATGTTAGTTATGCTTAATGATTACTATGTTTATGAATGGATAAGGCTCGATACTAATGAGCCTTTCTACATTGGCAAAGGCAGAGGTAGACGAGCTTATTCTTTTAATAACAGAGGAAAGTATTTTAGAGATGTTGTTAAAAACATACCATGCGCAGTTGTAATTCTTGAAGAAAACTTAACAGAAGACGAAGCTTTTAAGACGGAATGTTGGTATATATGGCAACTTAGAGATGTTCAAGGATATTGGTTGGTAAATATTACTGATGGTGGAGAAGGAACAGCTGGAATGAAGCACAAGGAAGACTCCAAGGAAAAAATATCAAAGTCTGGTAAAAAAGCTTGGAAAGATGAAAAAAGAAAAATTAATCTTTCTAATAAATTGAAACAAGCATGGAAAAATGAAGAATACAGAAATCAACAAAAAATTAGTAGAAAAGGTAAACATGCTGGTGAGAAAAATGCTATGTTCGGCAAAACCGGAAAAGACCATCCTGGTTCAAAACCAGTAATTATTTTTAAAGATGATGAATTCTATGGAAAATTTGAAAGTATAAAAGATGCAGCTATTTATCTTCAATCAAAAATTGGAGGAAAATTAGAAAATGGAATTCAAGCTATGGTGAACAAAGGATGGAAACCAAAAAGGGGACAATTGGCTGGGTTCAGCGCAAAGTATGATTATAATAATGATAATAAAAACAAAGTTTCATAAACATATATAATGGAAGAAACTAGGTTCAATCCGTATGGATTGAGCCTTTCTTTTATAATAAAACTGTAATATAAATCAAATTTACATATTTATTCTTTCAGATATAAATGTAAAAGATTCCGAGAGAAAGAAGAAGGAATCAAATAAATTTTAGGAGAGTTCAAAACCTTATGAAAAAACTAATTGCTTTTATATCATTAGGACTATCTATGCTAATTGCTACTCCTACTTTTGCTTATACAGTTAAAAGTGGGGATACAATGAGCGAGATTGCAAAAAGTAATAATGTCTCTTTTCAAGATTTATCAAAAGCTAACCCAAAAATCAAAAATATTGATTTGATTTATGTTGGTCAGACTATTAATATTCCAGGAGAAAAGGAACAAACAAATAAAGTTCAACCTAAAGTAAAAAGCACAAACAATCCTTCATACAAAACAATGACTGTTGAAGCAACAGCCTATACAGCATATTGTAGAGGTTGTTCTGGAATTACTTCAACTGGAATCGATCTCCGATCTAATCCAAATCAAAAAGTAATTGCAGTAGATCCAAGAATTATTCCATTAGGAACTAAAGTTTATGTTGAAGGTTATGGATATGCTACTGCTAATGATACCGGTGGTGGTATCAAAGGAAATAAAATTGATTTGTTTATTCCTGATTTTTCTGAAATGTTGAAGTTTGGAAAGCGTAATATTCAAATCAAAGTTTATGAGTAAGAGAGCTAATTAAAGCTCTCTTTTTTTAATAAACAATTTCTTGATTGAAATAAATATTCATCGCAATCCTTTCTTTCTATATAATCTTCAAGCATTTCAACAACTGATAAAGGAAGTTTTTGGTTTTTGTTTTTCTTAGTTTTAGTCTCCTTAATTTAAAATGATATTTTTCCTCTAACATCTCTAGATTTCAATCTCAAAAGATTAGAAACTCGAAGTCCTCAGTTTATTCAAAAATATTTCAAAATTATTCCAATTATTTTTTACGTTTTAAAGTCGAACAGATATAAATATAACAAATAGGAATATTCCGAAAATTTATATAAATTTGACTTAAACATACAGGGGGAGAAATAAAATGGCTTTTTCAACTCAACGAAATTTTATGGGTGTTCTTGATGGAACAAACGTTAATGAGTTAAATAAAAAAATTGATTATAAGAAAACAAAACTTGAAGATCGAAAAAAGGTGGTAAATGACATTTTAAATAGCACTCGATTTTATGAAGAATATTTTTCTAATTATTTTAACGCAAATATTAATTCTGGAGATTATCTATCAAGTGATGTAAATGTTTGTAAGTCTCTCGAAAGAATGGCAAATTATCTCCTCAACTCTGATGAAGTGAAAGCTGAGGAAGACAAAGAAAAAGTCCAATATGTTTTTCACACTGACTTAAAATATTTCCAAAAGAAATTAGACAAAGAACGATCAGTTGAGTCTATATCTGGAGCTGAAGATTCCGATCATTCTGAACTTGTTATTCATTTTTTAAAAAGAGAAGAAAGAAATTTCAAAAAAAGTAAGAAACAAGTAATTACATCCCAAGATTTGAAAAGAGATGATCTTCTAGGCCAAGTTTTAAGAGATTATAAATCTTTGGAGGATTTCATAACTAATGAACTTAAAAAAGAAGATTCTAAATATAATAGATACTTATTAGCAAAAATAAAGGGACAACTTTCTTCAGATATGATTTATTGTAAAGATGCATTACTTGGTGTCTGGGGATATGACCTTAAGTATTTTTCTGAAAGTACAAAATATAATGTTGATGTTTTTGATTTTACTAATGAGTTTCATTTAAAAGGAGGCATGGTTGAAACAGAATCAGGACACCATTTAGTTGCTAAAGGATTGTTATTCTTCAAGCCAACATACGACCCAAATAATGATTTTGATTTCGTTCTTTGGGATTTACAAAACACAATAAACAAAGCAAATTTGACAGACTTTGAAAAAGCTGTTTTAGAAATGGCAAGAAGTGGATTGACTCAAGAAGAAATAGCAAGCAATTTAAACACTTATCAAAAGAAAATATCACGAACCATCGACATTATTGCTAGGAAAGTAGCAAGAGTTGGCAATAAATACGATGCAGAAAGAGAGACTACATAAGGTCTCTCTTTTGTTGTACATAAATTTTTAATACAGAGAGGTATGTACTTATGGAGCTATTGGAGAGTAAAAATAGACCAGGATTCTTTGTATATACAGATATTTCTAGAAAAATGAAAGCGTATGTCAAATATGATTATTATCCAACTTTTGAGGATTTTTGGAATTATGAAACATCTATGATTCCATACAACCATCCCCTTCATAACGTTCATAGACAACCAGGAATAAAAAAAGAAACGATGACTAGAATCTATAACCCAACAATGGGCGAAGCTTTATTGTTTAAGTATATTAAAAATTCAAATAATTTTATTCCAATAGAAGTGACTGCTAAAGAGGATCAACTTGGAAAGATTGATTTAAAAGCTAAGCACAAATATTCAAATGATGAGATTATAATTCAGGTTAAATCTTCGAGACCAAACTTCAAATATTTAAAGAAGGAACTTATTTCACAAGAACGATGGTTTAAAAAGACAGCAGAATATGTTGTTCCTATATTTCATGAAGATTTTCTCCCCTACTGTGAATTTGAATATGTTAAACAATCTGGTGAAGCTAAAATTTACAAGATGGACGAAGCAGATATAATGCTATCAGATATGCTCGAAGAGCAATTAAGAAAGGCGGGAAAAGAAAATGACGATTGCAGACAAAATATTTAGAAAGAACTTATTGGACATTATGAAAGAAGATTGGGAAGTAGATAATAGAGCTAGATGGGAAGATGGTTCAGAAATTAAGACCAAAAGAATTGTCTCAGTAGTAAACAAATATGATTTGTCTAAGGAATTCCCTGCTCTAACTCTAAGACCTACACCAATTAAAACATGTTTTAGAGAAATAGATTGGATTTATCGTAAACGGTCAAACAATATCAATGACTTAAAAGCTTCTATTTGGGATAAATGGGCTGATGAATCAGGATCCGTTGGAAAAGCATATGGATACCAAGTTGCAAAACCTGTTTTTGGATACGATAATCAGATGGATTATATTTTGGGAGAAATTCAAAAGAATCCAACTTCTAGAAGATTACAGATCGAGTTGTGGAATGTAAATGAACTTCCAGAAATGAACTTACCCCCATGCGTTCATCATATCCAGTTTTTAGTTAAGAATGGTAAACTCCACCTTATAATGAAACAACGTTCCAATGACTTTTTAGTAGCTAATAATTTTAATGTGGTCCAATATTCTTTATTGGCTTATATGGTAGCAAGACATTGTAACCTTCAAGTTGGAACATTGACTCATATTATTGGAGATATGCATATTTACAATAAGCATATTGATCAAGCTATTGAGTTGCTAAGAAGAAAAGAATTGGAGGCTCCAGAATTTTGGATCAACCCAAATGTCAATAATTTCTATGATTTTACAGAAGATGACTTCAAATTAATCTATAAAGTAAAGAATCCACAGATTAAATTTGATGTTGCTATTTAAAAAAATTTTTTATTTTTTCTTTTTTACATTTTTAAAAAGTCAGATATAAAAACAAAGAGGTGATTATATGGGTAGATTACAAACTATGGCTCGTTTTGATGGGCCAGATGAAAAAGAACCAAAAGTTATTGATTATTGTTATTCATGTAATGCTGAACTATATGAAGGAGAAGAAATCGTATCTCTTGAAGATTTCTTATTTTGTGATATTGAGTGTCTTTTCGATGCAATAAAATATAAAACTCTGGAGGAAAATCAATATGGAACTATTTGGAAAAACTTGTAATGAAAAAGGATGCTCTGCTTGTTTGACTTGTTGTAAAGGAACATGTGAACTTTGTGGCTGTGTTTGTAAAAAATGCAGAATCTCTGAATTAGAAAATGATCTTTATTCCTTGGCTGTTGAAAATAAAAAGCTTAAAGAAGATTTGAAAATGCTTGATTTTTATAAGGAACAATACAATAAGTATTTAAATGAAGATTATTGTCTAATGGAACAAACTGAATATATTGAGAAATTAGAACTAGAGATAAACGATTTACGAGAAGAAGTCAAAAAATGGAAAAAATTTTATGAAGAATCAGAAGAAAGTCATCTAGAAACAAAAGAATTATTATATTTAATGATAAATGAAATTAAACGATATAAACAGGATTAAAAGTGCCTAAGATTCAATTTACAAATAAAAATCATCTGATATAAAAAAATTGAAATTAAATAAATCTTTAAATCGGAGGAATTAGAAATATGGAAAATCAAAATATTGAATTGCGTCAATTAGAAAATAATGTTGAGATTATTGGTACTTTAAAATCAAAAGATCTTGAAGTAAGGACAAGCAAAAAAGGTAATCGATATATGTCTGGTCGTTTAGTTATTGCTTCCAAATTCGATGGAAAAATTCAAGAACAAACTGTTAGAGTATTCGTCATGGAATCCTCAAAATTGTTTAAAGGTGCTGAGACAGTTAAGAATGAGTACAAGTCTATTGAAGAACATGGTGAAGAAAATGCAGATCGAATTAAAGTTGTTGGTGAATTATCTCTTAACGAATATTATAACCAACAAGGAAACTTAGTTCAATTTAATGAAGTTCGAGGAGTTTTCTTTAATCGTTTAGATAAAGAAAATAATCAACCAGATAAAGCTATTGCTTCAATTGAGACTGTGGTAGAAGGTTTTGTAGAAAAATTAGATAAAGATCAATTGCCAACTGGAGATTATGAAGTACATGGATTTACTGTTGGTTGGGGAAATAATGTTATTGAACTGAAAAATGTAGTAATTGGTAAAGAACTTGCTCAATCATTTATGGACTTATATCAACCTGGCTCAACTGGTCTATTAACATATAAACTTAATAACTATGTTGAGGTTGAAGAGATGGAAGAATCTCAACAACCTGCAGCACATGGATTTGGTACAACTGAAACTGTCGGAACACCAAATGTTATTCGTAACTATGTAAATAATATTGAAATTATTGGTGGATCTATACCATTTTTCGGTTCTAAAGAATACACACCAGATGAAATTGAAGCTGCAAAGAAAGTTCGTGCTTTGAAATTGCAAGAATTACAACAACCGGCTCCTGAAGTTCCACAAACCGGATTTGGACAAAAACCTTTGACAACAGAAGTCATTGAAAGTCAAATGCCAACAGATATGATGAATGGTAGTCAAAATCCATTTGATGCAATGAATAATCTAAATGATGATGAAATGCCAGATTTTTAATAAATTGTTATCTTATCAAATTTGAAGGGATTAAATATCCCTTCTCCCCTATTTCAAATTAAAACCAGGAGGAAATTCTGAATGGGTAATAAATATGGTGATATTCGTTGGAAATGGTTAGCTGAACGAGGATTTAATGTTTTAGCAGACAAACATCAATATGCTTATGCTCAAAGTTTATTTGCGAGTCCTGATGTTGTAACTGGAGTTTTTTGTGATGCAAAAGCTGGAACTGGTAAAACAACAATTGCCACTTTAGTTGGTGCATACGAAGTGGAACGAGGAAATTATGACAGAATTATTTATGTAAGAAATGCTATTCCAGTTCGTGATATAGGTTTTCTTCCTGGTGGAATTGGCGAAAAAGAACTACCTTATATGTTACCATTCATTGAGGCTCTTGACCATGTTCAACCTGGATTATTTGAAAAATGGTCATGTCAACAAGAAGATGGAAAGAACAAAGATAAAGAAACTCCAAAGGTTCAAGTTACTACTTCTGCTTATTCAAGAGGTATTACTTGGAATAATGCTTTTATTATCATTGATGAATTTCAATCTTTCGACCTTAATGAAGCACAAACTGTTTTAACAAGACCAACTGATAACTGTAAAGTTGTTGTTATTGGATCAACAAGGCAAAATGATAATCCAAAAAACAAGATTAATGGAATGACTCCATTTGAAATATATATGAGGCATTTTCAAGGTTATCCGGTAGCTTTTCATAAACTTGAAACTAATTATCGTGGATGGTTATCAACTAGAGCTGATGAAATATATGAGACTATCGAGAAGTTAAAATCGGAGGAAATATCATGAAAGGTTATTTAGCAAACGGCTTATTTTCAATAGGAGATAGGCTTGTAAATGAGATGATTGCAAAAGAAGTAAGAAAGGAAATTCCAAACATTGAATTATATGTTCCTCAAGAAAATGATGATATTAATGATAAGCAATCATATGCTGATAGCTTATTAATTGCTCAAGCTGATTCTCAAAAACTTTTAGAAAGTGATTTTTTGATTGCAGTCATTGATGGTGTAGAGATTGACTCGGGTGTAGCAGCAGAGATTGGTCTATTTTCTTCGTTAAAAAAACCAATTTATGGTTTATATACTGATGTTAGACAACTTGGCAGAGATAATAATTTAAAAATTGAAGCACTTATAAAAGATGGGACAGAAAATCAATTTATGTATAGAAATTTATTTGTTGTAGGATTAATAAAACAAAATGGTTTGATATTTTCTGATATTAAAAGTCTAATTTCACAACTTAAAGAAGATATTTATAATATCTAATATTAT